GTCAATCGCCACTCCAACGGCTGTTGCGATTCCTGCCCACGCCCCGCCAACAGACGCAAGGCCACTGACGATGCTGGAGCCTGTCAACGCGAGGAACGCGGAATTGAGGCCCCATACGGCTGTCGCCGCGATGCCGGCATCGAAGGCGATGTTCTTGAACCAGTCTGGGATACTGTTCCAGATCGTGTTGATTGTATTCCACAATCCCAGAATGGCGTCGGTGATGTTCTTGATCCACCCAATAATGATGGGCGCCCACTTGGTGACGGCATCCGCGAACTTATCGATCCAGCCCTGGATCGTCTCCATCGCCGTCTTCCCAGCGCCACCGAAGTTGTCTGAGAACGCCTTCCCAATCGCATCGAGTGCGCCCATGACATGGGTGGACTTCGCCACGCCTTGGGACAGCTCATCGAACCAGTTTTCAATCTGCGTCTGGGCAAACTCAAACTGTTCACCGAAGTCTCTGACCTGCGTTCCGGCGTCCTTGTTCGCCTTCGACAACATCGCAAGGATCTGGGTCCTCGTGGCTTCCGCCTTCTGAGCCTTCGAGAGCTCATTGACCTCGACACCCAGCTTGTCCGCCAACTCCTGGGTGGCATCTTTCGCATCCACGATGCCCAGCTTCATCTGAAGCGACCGAGTGCGTCCAGTGATCATCGCGCCGGATACGAGGTCCAACATCTCCTTTGTCGGACCCAGCCCGCGATTCTGCATCACGAACGCGGCAGTGCCCAGCGTCTCAAAGTCTCCCGCCGTCAACTTCACTCCGGCGGAGAGAAGCCGGGAACCGGTCTTCATCAGGTCGAAGTCACCCACCGTGTCCTTCGTTCCCTTGCGCAAGCCAGCCATGGCTTCTTCAGCCGCCTCAGCCGAGCCTGCGAAGTGTTCGAGGGTATCGGACACGTCGTTGATGTCCGCACCGCGCTGACCGAGGGTGATGATGGCTCCGGAGACGGCGGCAATAGCAGTGACTGCGGCCGCGCTGCCGACAATCATCGCGCCAAAGACGTTCTCAAACTTCTCGGAGAACTTCTCGATCTTCTGCGCCGCAGACTCCAGCGTTGTCGAGAGGGTATCTTCAATCTCGATTTTGCCGGTGAGAACTCCAATGTCCACTTAGGTCACCTCAGAAGTTCGTCACAGCTAACAAGTTCAAGAAGGTCTGGTGTTGGCGCAAGATGGCCGCACCGTCTTCCTTCTGTTTGAACTCGACCACGTTGCTCTTCTTCGCCGCCACTGGCTCATCAATCTCTTCCTGGTCAAACTTGAGGAGGAAATCTTTCAGGGGCTTCTGGTCTTCTTTGCGCACCGCGACGTTGTGGATCAGCTGGGCAATATGGGCCAGATTGTGGTCATCTCGGAACGACCCGAATGGCTCCAGGCTGAAGTAATACTCCCACTCGGCCAACTGTCTGGCCGTGAGACTCCGTAGCATCGCGTCTACGTTGGCGATCCCAAGTCCCACGGCCAGCCGATACGCGAACCGCCGTGACCGAGACCGCCTCAGCCTTTTTTTGCGTCGTCCTCGTAGCCATTGAGCTTCAGGATGGCTTTGCCGAGGGTATTGACTTCCCGCTCCTTGAGCGCACGAAGCATCCCGAGGTGTTCATCCTTGAGGATGGGATAGCCACCCTCGCCGGACACCACGCTCTTGATGATGAGCCGCAACGTGGCGGTCTTCTTCGCGGGACCTTCGTTGGACTCTCGGAACTCAATCATGTCGCCAGCGGTGATGGACTGGATCCACGCGCCCTTGCCTTTGATGGCATCCGGCACGAAGACGTATTCCACGGCTGACGGCGTTTCGAAGTCAGCGAGGGACAGAACACTGGACTCTTTCGGAACCGATTCAGTCATATCATTGCTCCCATGCAGAAGTTATGCGCCGGTCTCCCGCTCCTCCGCAAACCATCCTGTGAGACCGGCAGAGCCGGGATGGCTTACGCTGCATGGGGCAGATTACAGACCGACCACGACTCCGTTGATCGTGTACGGTCCGCTGAACCTGAGCGTGACATCGGCCATCACCGGGCCGTCCACCGGGGCCTTGATGTTCTCGATGGCCTTGACGTTGCCGGAGTAGATGTAGGTCATGTAGATGGACCCACCCGACACCATCGTGAACTTGTACCCGTCGAAGCTGTTGTCGATGAACGCCTTCGACAATCCGGTCAGATGGTCGTGGGTCGGATCACTCGCCAGGAAGTGCAGAGTGATGGTGTTCGGGTTGCGACGCGGAATGCCCATGACGTAGTTGTCGATGTTCAGGTTCTGCGTCGTGACGTCGAACTCGTTCTTCGTGAAGCCAGGTAGCGTGATGTCACCCAACTCCGCGATGGTGGTGAAGACGGTGGGCGTTGCCGCTGGCGCTCGCGCGATAAGCGTGCCGTGCCCGCTGACTGCAATGGTCATTGACTTCTCCTTCTCCAAATGCTCTTGCGAGCTATTACGACGGCTGCTTCTCAGCGTCGATGTTGAACGTGAATACCTGCCGTGCGTTGTCGTCCAGTCCAGCGTCAGTTGGTTCCTGGCGTGTTGTCACGCTCAGATAGAAGACTGACGAGAGCGTGATATTGTACAGCCCATTCGCCCCACCGAGGGCTTCATACGCGGCTTGCGCCTTTGCTCGGGCCACGTCATAGCCTTTGGCCCTCGTGGCAATCTGCGCAGTCGGTCGCTGTGTAGCGGTATTGTTGTGCGTTCGGCTCGGTCCGGTTCCACCCGTCTCGATGACGGAGACGCAGACCTCACCCACTGGGAAGTTCGCGCTGGCTCCGATGAAAATGGACCGGCCAAAGATACCCACCGCTTGATTTTGCAGCCGGTCTGCAATCTCCTGTGCGAACACTAGTCTTCTCCCAGCTGGACACGCGCCCCAATTCGTTGAGCCATCGAAGGTCGCGACTCATTCAACACCGACTCCAGATACTTCGCCTGCCCAGTGGTGTGTTGATAGTCCAGGCGTTCATGCTGCGGGATCGCGTAGTCCGCAGCCGCACCCCCATACCCCATCTCCACCGAGAGGGTGCGACCATTCCGCTCTGGCTGAGCCACGTAGCCACTGGCTCGGAGGGTGCCTGGTCTCGTATTCTTGGACCAACTCCGGCCCATCGCCTTCATCTGCGACTTGGTGGGCGAAACTGGGCAGCGCCGCTTGCTCTCAGTCATCTCAATCTGAGCTTCAAGATAGAGCGCAGCAAGCACGCGATCCGGGAACTTCGTGGCCAACTGCCGAAGGGTCTTGGCAATTTCCTTCGACCCAGTCACCAGCGCCGATCCAGTCGCTCCACCCGCCATTAAGCCACCGCCTCGCTGAGTTCTTTCAACGTCGTCTTGACCTCGTGGAGTATCGCCTGGCCGATATTCTCCCAGCGATAGCGAGGGTCATTCACAAGAGCCACTCCACGTCGGGCAAACGCCTCGCGTCTGGCCGGATGGCTGTACAGAAACTCAAGGGCATCGATGGCGAGCCGCTTGTCCATCACGCCGCCAATGCAATTGATCCCACTGGTCGTTGCCGCCGTGGTTGTACACTCCACCTGGAGGCACGCGCTATCCGTGAGTTCTCCGAGGGCGGACCAGTCAGGAACGATGGAAGGAACGCCGCATGCCATCATCTCGAACGTCGTCAACCCGAAGCCCTCACCCTGAGTGGTCGTGAAGCCGATGTCGAAGACGTTGTACACGAGGGCCAGTGTAGACTCTTCCAGCCCACCGTCCACGGGAACTTCCCCGAGGAGGACCTGGTTGGTGATGCCGTAGTAGTGTGCCAGCTGGTCCAGCTCATACGCCTGTTCCCCGGTGGGCGCGACGTGGAGCCAGAGGAGCGCATCCTTGTGCACCACCGTGTCCTTGGACCGCCCCTCGACCTCGTGTCCGCCGTGGACCCACTCAGCGAAGTAATCGAGGGTGAGGTCCAGCCGTTTGCGCGGCTGGTTTCGTCCAACGGCACCAACCACGAAGGCGTCCAAGCCCATCCCGTGTTGTTCGAAGATCTGCTTGACACCTCGGAGTTTGGCGCGAACCTCCTCACGTTTGTAGGGCTTGTAGATGGTGAGGTCCACGCCCAGCGGAATGACCGCCGATGGCCCGGTGTACCCTCCGAGACGGGCTTGTTCCTCTCCGAACTGTGTCCAGAAGATGGCAAGCTTCAGTCCATTGAGTTCGTCCCCACGGCAGTTCTTCCCATCGACCGCAACGATGCCGATGGTCGGGATCGTCTCACCGATGGTCTGTTGATACGCGCGGAAGTTCCATGGGTCGTTCTGGATCACGATACACGCAGGCTTGAGCCTTGCAATCATCTCCGGGAGTCGCTTGATCCCAAACAAGTCACCGCCCACGCCCGCGTAGCAACCCCACATCGTGTAGGGCCACGGCTTGACTTCACCCTTCTGGAAGCACGGGTCACCGTGATAGTTCAATGCCAGGACGTGCACATCAAACTCGGCCTGGAGTGCTGCGCACGCGTAGCGAGTGCTGCGCTCGAAACCAGAACTGACTCCACCATCACCAACCCAGAGGAGAATGGGTTTGCTCATACTTGGGCCACCTCACGAGGCAAGAAGTCAATCACTCTGCCGCAGTAGCAGTGCGAAGGCGATGCATAATCAAGGTGTTCGCGATAGTGCCAACGACCGCACCGGTTACAACCCCACACACCTTGATGCATGACATCATTACCGTTCTGGTCGGGGCGGGCGATCACTCCCACGTAGTCCAACCACAACGGCGTCTTCCCAGACTTCGCGATGACGGCTTCCATCCAATCGAAGTCGTGAGTGGTTTCCAGTCGCGTATGCATCAGTTCGCTGAACGGCATCGGAGCCGCGATGCAGCACCCACTGATCAGACACGACTGCATCTTGGGTTCACGCCAGAGTATCCAACGATTCGGCGCGAGGAACTTCCACAACACCGGACGAAGCGTATCCTGCGCGCAGTAATGACGGAACACCTCGTAGGCTCCGTCAACGAACACGTCATCGTCGCCAATCGTCAAGACATGCGTCCCAGTCATCGGAACCGTGCGCATCGCATGGTTGATCTGTTCCACGCCAAGCCAGTGATAGCCGGAGTTGTAGTGCGTCGCGAGGAAGCCCTCACCATAACTCCGCACCAACGTCTGCACGTCCTCCCGCTCACCGTGTTCAAAGCTATCGATGGAGACGATGACCTGGTCACCCTCGACAAGACTCTGCCGCTTGATCGAGTCCAGAGCATTCTTCAATACTGGCCGACCAATTGACCCTATGAGAACCGTGAAGGTTGGGGTCATCTTTGAAGCACCCTACCCTCCGGCAACTTGCCCCACTTCTTCACGTAGTTGTTCTGCGCGAGAAGGAAACGACGGTGATGGTCTTCCCAGTCCAACGGTGACTGGGCTTTCAGCGTAGCGCTGCCGACGTGCTGAGTATCACTTTCGACCTGAATGACCGACACGCCTGCTGCGCGCATGCGAGTGAAATAATCGCAGTCTTCGAAGTAGGCGTAACCAGGTGAGATCGTCTCATCGAACCGGCCCACGATCTTCACGCATTCGTCATGGATGAGGAAGCAAGAAAACGCCGCATCCTTCAACGGCGAAATGAAAAGACCCTCCGCCGATAACATCGCCTCGAACGTCCTGACGCCAAACACCACGTCATCGTTCGTGATGATACGAGGGTCCGGAGCGTTGTCGAGGAACCAATTCCAAGACTCCGCCACCCCCATCGGAACCTTGGGCGTATAGACCACCCTCGCGTGCCCTTCCCAGGCGAGAAGGGCCTGTTCCAGTTTCCCGTCGTCGCGACCGTTGTTGATGACGTAGAGAAGGTCAGGAATGATTGTCCCACGGCTCGCAGACCGAAGACAGTCCACGAGCAAGTCGTAACGATTGAACACCATCACGCAGAGCGAGCAGAGCGAGCAGAGAGTATCCATGGTTACTTCTCCACGGCTCTCAGCTTGGACTCCGAGGGTTCCACCTTCTCGGCAGCATCCAGGTAGTCAATGGTATCGAATGCGCGCATACGCTTCGTCGCGAACCAACGCACACGCTCGATACGCTCGGTCATGAGCGTGATCTCCTGCTGTTCGAAGTCCAGCGTATGATCCGTGCCGGCGGTGAGTTCGCGAACCTCCTCACCCGTGGCGAACGTCACTGGCTGGCCGGTCTTCTCGTCCAGCTTGATCTGCGAGATGGCTTGAAGCTTGCGGATGATACGAGACTCCATCCGGCCTTCCAGCTTGTCCACAGCCTTGCTAGAGGCATCGGCCACGGCCAATAACATGCCCGAGTAGATGATGTCGAAGTGTTCCCGTCCCGCAGCAGTCTGTTCGAATACGACACGACGAAGCATGGTCTTGTTCCTTGCGTTGATCCGAGCGAGCACCCCCATGATACTCGCTGAGCGTTACGTTCCCGAGATAGCGGTGACGATCCCACCCTTGACCGTGATGCCCGTGATGGTTGTGAACGGACCGGCGGTCACGCCATCCGTTCCAGCCACGTTGAACCGATCATCTGTGCGCACCTTCCCAAGGTTGTAGTTCACTCCACCAGTCGCAATCGAGTGTTCGATGGTGGCTCCAGCGACTCCGCCGTAAATCGCGAGGTAGAGTGAGTTCGCACCCTTGGCTGTCTCCGTCACCTGAATTCGCAGCGCACCGTCTACCACACCCGTCGTATTCCACGTGACCGTGATTGGGATGCTCGCATTCGCGGCGGCACCAGCGAGTGTGGGCATCGAGTAGGATGCCTGCGTCGCAGACAACGTGAGCATCGTTACCGTGCCTGGCCTGAACGAGATGACTCCAACGTTCCCCGGTGTCGTGCCCGTGCCGGCCAGTCCGGTCGAAATTTGAACGAAGCCGGAGTCACCGCCTGTCGGCGTTCCGCCAGCGGCCGCATTGCCTCCTGCGCCCGTCGCCACGACGAAGTTCCCACTAGGTCCGCCAGTGTGAACACCGGTCACGGCTGTTGCCGCTCCACCAGGACCCGTGAATAGCTGGATAGCACCACCAGAAGAGGCGATACCTGCCGTGTTACTGGTCGATTGACCTGCGCCAGTCGTGACGTTGAAGATACCCGCATTCAGTGTCGGGTTCGCGGAGGTCCGAGTGACACTAGCAGAGCCTGTCGTGACCAACACATTCCCAACAGGGCCAGCGGCATTCTGCGCGGTGCAATTCCCAGTGAACAACGATAGGTTGCCTGTCGAACCGGCTGACGATGACCCATCACCGGTGCCTACCGCTACCGTGCCAGAGGCAATATCACTCAATGACTTGAGACTAGCACTACCCGAGAAGCCTTGCCCTAGGCCTGATCCAGTGGTGAGAAGTAAGAACCCGCCGTTCGCGTCACCGGAGGAGAAGCGTGCACCGTTACCAGTCGTGACCGTCGTGTTGCCGCCGTTCGCATTGCCACTAACTGTGCCGGGCACTGCATTGGAACTCGACATGACCAGCGCGTTACCTTGCAGGGTAACGGTGCCCTGAATAGGGATAGACGCGGTAATATTGAGCGTGCCAGTCGTTCCCGTGTAGAGTGGTGCGGCTACCTTTGTCGTGAAGCTGGGCGAGTCTGACAGTGCGAGCGTTGTACCAGTGCCCGTCGTCGTCATCTCACCAAGCACGTTTCCAGCGGCGTGATAGAGCACACTGCCCGCCGCGCCACCAGTGATAGCTGAGGTTCCAACGGCAAGACTCCCACTACCGCCGGCAGCGGCTTGCCATGTAGGAACTCCACTCGCGATGGTGAGGACAAACCCATTGGTCGGTGTTCCGGCTCCGAGGTAGGCAGGACCAAGCGCATCACCGTTCCACGTGCCGGCGATGATCGTTCCCACGGTCGTCAATGACGAAGTAACGACGTTCGCCGCCAGTGTCGTGCCGGTGAGCGCGCCAGCCGAGACTGGACCGCCTCCACCAGCGCCCGCGACTCCCCCAATCACGACATAGTTCGTTCCATCCCATCGTGCGAGTACACTGAACGACCCACCACCTGTAACAATCCCACCAGGAGCACTCACTGTACTATTGGTGAAGTTGAACAAGTCACCGGGCGTATCGTCTGGACCAGCCACTGACTGTGGAACAGGGCGTATCGAAGAGGCACTCACTCTACCTTGCGGAAGAGCGAGAGAAAACTGATTGAAGAGAGCATCTGCGATAGCAATAGACGAGACGTTCAGTGCCGCACTGAAGATGGGGGCAACACCAGCGCCCTGGCTAATGAGGACCTGACCAAGTGGTGCCGTTGGGAGTGGTGAACCTCCTGTAGCTGCTGCCGCCCACGTCGAAACACCGCCCACGAGCGTAAGTACAAAGCCATTCGTGAGTGGGCCTGCGCCTAGATACTGCGCGGCAATCGCACTCGCAGTCCACGTGCCCGCCGTGATGGTCCCGAGGGTGGTGATGCTAGCCGAACCGGGCCACGTGGAGAGTGCCGTATTCTCAACGACACCAAGCCCAATATCCGCCTTCGTCACTACCACATCGGACGTCAGCGCGTGTCCATTGACTTTCCGATTCGTGGGAACATAGCTTGCAAGGTCGCCAATCAGTGCGACGTTGTTCGGCAGGTCCGTAATGGTGAGCACTCGGAACGACGGCTGCGTCGCTGGGCCGTTCGTGGGTCCTGCCAAGACAACGTTCGCCTGCTGGTCCAAGAAGGAGGGTGTCGATGGTGGGCCGTATTCAGGCAGCTCACCGAAGCCCTGGTCTGTCAGCACCCACCCGACGTTCCCCGAACTCTCCACCCCATTGAGCCCATCGGGCATGTTGTCGTCGCGCACCAAGAGGTCGCCACGCAACCCCTCCGAGACTTTCAGCGGTGCGTTCCAAGCGGAGGGCTGGATGACGTCCGGTGTCGGCTCATCCGGAACGGTCGTAACAAATTCGTGATTGATCTTCACCGTTAGACTCCCACCCAGAGTTCTGAGAAGTAGGGCCGATTGGTCGATGGATTGACCAGCCCCTCGCTGTCCACGATGGGGCCTGTCGTCCCATCCGGCAGAATAATCAAGTCACGAGGGTCAATGGGATTGACCCGATTGATCTCGATGGCAGCACCCGTCGCAAAGGCGGAGTGCGCAAACGCGGTGGGCGCGAACGCAGGCGTGAAGACCGTGGGAGCCACGGTGCTCGGCATTGGGCGGAAGAAGGAGACCCGAGCGCGCACGCTAACTTCCTGCCCACTCGGGAGTCGTCGCTTGCGCACCGTCGTGTCCACCAGCGCCCGATGTCGAACGGCAGCGGTGTAGCGCGGATTTCCAAAGACATCCTGGCCAATCCACGCGGAGTAAGTGACATACGGCTGGAGTGTCTGGGTGATGCTATCCGCAAGCTTGACGCCACTCTTGACAACCGCATCCCATCCCATCCTACACCACCGTCCACTCTGCCGAGACAGCGCCTTCCACGACCTCGGTGGTCAACCACGAGGGTACCAAGAGCGTGGTGACCGCGTCAGGAATGACTTGAGCCGTCACCCCATCGCCAAAGCTCAGCGCCACCGACCCAGCGCGCAGTGCCGTCAGTTTCTGTCTCGCGATATCGCTGTCCAGCGTCCGGTCTTCCCCGATCAACTGCCCAGCGAACTCCGAGGTGGCCCACTTGAGCTCTTTGGGAATCACGGTGGCCGTGCCCTGATTGCCCGCTGTGAGGACCGTGGTGGGAATGGAGAAGGTCGTGGACGTGATGACCGTCACGACATACGCCCCATCGATGTTCGGGAGACTGTTCGTGTTGAACAGGAACACCGTCTTCCCTGTCGAGAGTCGATGGGGTGTACCCGTCTGGATGATGGTCGGAGTCGTCGCGGTAATGCCCACAACGGCCACATCGAGTGGATACCCGTTCCCGTCGTACATTCCGATGCGCGGCCACGCCAGCGCCTGGGTGGCGGTGGCGGGTGCTCCCGTCCACTTCTGACGCGTCACGTCGTACAGAACGCCATTGATGACGGTCTTGTAGGTGTACGGTCGAGAATACGAGTCCAACGTGCGCGTGGCCATGATGAGCGCCTGCGCCTGAGTATTTGGATCAGTGGGCCACGGCGGATTGAGTGGCAACCGCTCATCGAAATACTGAGTGGCTTCCGCCGCAGACTCATAGCTGTTCGCGTTGTATGCGCCGGGAGTCTCAATGACAGTGGCCATTAGTTCCTCTTCGCCCGTCGTTGCTTGACGCGTTCCTTCTTGCTGCGGATTTTACTGTGCATCGACCGGATGACGCCGTCCTTCCCACGTTCGTACAAATGCTTGTCGCTGGTGGCAAACTGCGACGTTCCTGTCTGGAGGTCTCTGGACTCCCGAGGGACAAACACCTGGCGTGGTGACCACTCTCGCAACTTCTTCTCATCCATGGGACGCCTCGATTGAAGCGGGGTTCCCCATGAACCCCGCTCACCCTCGTCGTGCTAGCTCTTGTGAACCGGCGTCTTCGCCGTTGCCGTCGCGGTCTGGTCTGGCGGCGGTGGCGTGGGATAGACCCCACGATTGACACCATCGACCAGGATCGCACCCTCCGCATCCTTCGGCAGCGTTCCCCGGATGTGCTTGTCGTCCCACCGCGTGGTCTTGACCGGCATCCCGCCGATGGTCAGCACTCCGCCCGAACCCAGCCCACCCTTGTCCGACCGAACGTTGAAGAGGTCGCCAGGCTGTCCCACAATGACGAGGTCTTCCAGTGGGGCTTCCTTGGCTTCCCTCTTGCTGCCGTTCTTCTCATCCTTCTCGTCGCGTTTGTCTGCCATGCTACTATCCTCCAGTGGTTGCGAGGCTCCCCATGAACCTCGCTCCCGAGTGACTGACGCATCGACGCCTGGAACTAGACCAGGGTGCCGACGCAGATGCCGCTGTTGCCGCTGAAGTCAGCGCGGACGCGCGGGATCATGATGGCCATGATCAGGTTGTAGATGGTGAACCCATTGAGCGAGGTCCACGGAATCGCGGTGGGCGGCTGGCCCACGACGATGTCCACCACGTCCTTCGTCATCTGGACGAGGACCACCTTGTTCGCTGGCATCATGTCCGCCGACGACACGCCCTGGAGCGTAGGAATGCGCAGCAGTCGGTCGCGAGTCGTCAGCCCCTGCGCGTTGTTCACGGTGTTGTAGTCGCCGTCCAGCACGTTGCCAACGGTCGTTCCCGTGAACATGTGGTACGGTCCGAACTTCAAGTCACCCTGAAGCTTCCCAATCATCGCCTCGGTCTCGTTGAAGACCGTGGCGCCGTTGGGCGTCGTGCCGTTCCACGCTGCCGCCGTCAGTGTCTGCACATTCGCGTTCGGCGCAGTGAGTAGACCGTAGGCGGTATACCCGGAGTCGTACAGCTGCTGTCCATCGAGGGTGGTCGCGCCGTATATCATAGCGTCCTCGATGGCCTCGTTGACCGACCGAGTGCACTGACCCGCGAGCGT